GTGCGCCAGCTCTGGGCCGGCAAGTCACTCAAGTTCACCTCGCTGAGGGTCTGATGAAGACGCCGATCGACTCAGCGGCCGCCGGCGCCGGCGCGACTGTGAGCCTGCTCAACAGCGGCGGCGACTTCGCCATGCTGGATCTCTGGAAGATCACCCTGAACGGCGGCGCGGTGGTCCGCTGGCACGGCGGACCGATGTCGTCGCCGGTCAGCTTCGCGGCCGCCGCCGGGCAGAGCGCTACCGCCAACGGGAGTTACGTCGCCGGCCCGGTCATCGACCGCGGCAAGATCAGCACCAAGCTGGGGCTCGAGGTCGCCAGGCTCGACATGAAGATCGGCGCGACGGCCGCCGACCTCATCAACGGAACCCCGCTGATCCCGTTCGCGCAAGGCCGCGGCTTCGACGGTGCGTCCGTGGTGCTCTACCGCGCCTTCCTGCCCGCCTGGCCGGCGCCCAACGCCAACCCGGCGATCACCGGCCTGGTCATCGCCTTCTCGGGGCGGGTGACCTCGCTGAAGGAGATGAGCCGGGCCGGCTTCACCATGACCGTCTCGGCCTGGACGGTGCTGCTCAACGTCAACATGGGGCCCGACGTCTTCCAGGCCGGCTGCCTCAACACCCACTACGACACCGCCTGCGGGCTGGCGATCATCAACACCGGCGGCCTCGGGGCTTCGCCGCCGCAGAACCAGTGGGGCGGCACCGTGGGCGCGTCGCCGGCCCCGACCGGCGCCGCGTTCCAGCTCGCTGGCGCGGCGGCGGGCATGGCCGACCACTACTTCGACAAGGGCGCCATCACCTTCACCTCGGGCGCCAACGCCGGGCTGCAGCGCACGGTGCAGAGCTATGTCGGCGGCCTCGCCACGTTCGCGTTCGGCTTCCCCAATGCGCCGGCGGCTGGCGACGCGTTCACCGCGCTGCGCGGCTGCCTGCTGACGCTCGACGACTGCAAGACGCAGCGCACCACGCTCGACGCCGAGGGGCACTTCCGCGGCGAGCCCTTCACCCCGCCGGCCCTGCAGGCCATCGCATGACGCACGAGGATCAGCGGGCGGCCGTCGTCGCCGAAGCGATGACCTGGCTCGGGACGCCGTGGATGCACATGGCCCGGCTGAAGGGCGTTGGGGTCGACTGCGCCAACCTGCCGATCGCCGTCTACGCCGCCTGCGGCCTGATCGAGCCATTCGAGCCGCCGCCGTACCCGCGCGACTGGCATATCCACATGCGCGAGGAGCGCATCGTCCCGGTCATCGAGCGGTTCGGCCGGGAGATCGAGCCGGCTGACGCTCAGACGGCCGATCTGCTGGTCTTCAAGATCGGCCACGTCTTCTCGCACTGCGCCCTCGTCGTTCGCCCCGGCAAGCAGGGCATCCACGCCTCGGTTCGAGACAGGATCGTGTCGCTTTGCGACCTCGACCGCGACTACGACCTGATCACCCCGATCCGCCGGGCGTTCACGCTGAAGGGCTGGTGAGATGGCCGGCAGAGCCGCGTCCGGCGTCGTCATCCGTTATCCGGGCATCCAGGTCCAGACCTCCTCGCTGGGCACGCAGATCCCGGTCGGCTGGGGCACGTTCCGCTGCCGCTCGAACCTGATCGACTACCTCGACTTCAAGTCGACCGCGCAGAAGGCGGCGGCGGCCGGCAAGGGCGGCTCGACCACCACCGGCTACACCTACTCGGCGACGATCATCCTGGCGATCTGCGAAGGGCCGATCGACGACGTCACCCAGGTCTGGGCCAACGGCAAGCGCTACGCGCACGGCTCGAACGGCAGCGCCACGCCCGACACCGGCACGCTGCCGGCGCTCGCGCAGGTCAGCATGACGATCGGCCTCGGTACGGTCCCGCAGACGCCGTGGAGCTACCTGCTCAGCGCCCACCCGGACCATGCGATCGGCTATTCCGGCCTCGCCTGGGTCGCCGCGTCGCACTACCCGCTCGATAGCTCGGCCTCGACGCCGAACCACAGCTTCGAAGTGGTGCGGCAGGCGGGCTTCGCGGTCGGCGGCGGTTACACCGGCCCGGATGTCGACCCGTCGCTGGTAATCGCCGACTTCTTCACCAACTCCCGCACCGGCGTCCCGAGCTGGCCGGCCGGCGTGCTCGACACGGTGAGCCTCACCAGCGCCGCCAACTCGTTCCAGAAGTACGCGCTGGCCGCCGGCCTGCTGCTCTCGCCGGTGCTCGATCAGCAAAGGGGCGCGACGGACTTCCTGAACGAAGCCCTGCTGGCGACGAACTCGACCTGCGTCTGGTCCGAGGGCCTCTTGAAGTTCATCCCCTATGGGGACACCGCGCTCACCGGCAACGGGCAGACCTACACGCCGAACAACACGCCGGTCTATTCGCTGGGCGACGACGACTACGTGGTGAAGAACCCCGGCGATCCGCCGATCACGGTGGAGATCGTCGACCAGTCCGACGCCTATAACGCCGTGCAGCTGGAGTATCTCGACCGCACCAACCAGTACAACATGGCCATCGCGCTCGCCTCGGACGCCGCCAACGTCCAGCAGTACGGGCTGCGGCGGAAGGACCCTGACACCGTCCACGTGATCTGCACACCGACGGTGGCTGCCGTCGTCGCGCATCTCTGGCTGCAGCGCACGCTCTACATCCGCGCGCAGTACCGCTTCAAGCTCGGCTGGCAGTTCGCGCTGCTGGAGCCCGGCGACCTGCTCGAGCTCACCGACGCCGGCCTCGGGCTCTCGACCTACGCCGTCCGCATCACCCAGATCGACGAGGACGAGAAGGACGGCACGCTCGACGTCACCTGCGAGGACTTTCCGCTCGGCGTCCACCACGCGCCGCTCTACACGATGCAGGAATCGCTGCCGACGGTGGTCAACCAGGGCATCGATCCGGGCGGCGTCGAAGCCAATCTGCTGCTCTGGAGCGGCGACTTCACCAACGCCGCCTGGCTGAAGACCGCGCTCACCATCACCGCGGCCGCGGCGGCCGACCCGGTTACCGGCGCCACGACCGCGACCAAGCTGACGCCGTCGACCGCCAACACGCTGCATCAGGCCGCGCAGGGCACGCCATCGACGACCACATTCGCGGGCGCCAACTACACCGCCTCGATCTACGCCAAGTCGAGCGGCTACTCGCAGATCGAGCTGATCCTGGCGGACCCGGACGGCGACGCGATCTTCGTCAGCGTCGACCTCTCGACCGGGAACATCCTCGCCAGCGGGACCGCGCAGATCACCGGGGCGGCCATCACGACCGAGGCCGGCGTCGACATCACGACCGAAGGCGGCTCAAGACTGGAGCAGGACCCATGAAGCTGAGGCGCGTCGTCGCGCTCCCAACTGCCGCTGCGCTGGCGTTCGCGCCGGTCCTTGCCAGGGCGCAGACCAAGGTGAGCCACCTGCCGGCCGGCTCGGCGGTGGCGGCGTCCGACCTGGCGCCGATGTCGCAGAGCTGCACCGGCTCGCCGCCCACGGCGACGTGCGGCGCCACCAACGCGGTCACCGGCGCGCAACTGAAGGCCTGGGCGCAATCGGGCCTGGCGGCCAGCGCGACGACCGACACCACCAACGCCTCGAACATCAGCTCGGGCACGCTGCCGACCGCCCGGCTGCCGGCGGACCTGGCCTATTTTCCGCTCGCCGCGACGGTGAACCTGAACGCCAGCGGCGACCAGGCGACCATCACCATCCCGCCGCAGATCACGAAGTACCGGGTCAATAACGCCTTCGCGACGAATTGTTCGACGACGCCGACCTCTGCGGCGGTCAACATTTGGACCGGCGCGTCCGCGACCGGCTTAGAGCTAGGGGTGCTTACGTCCGGGCAGTTAGCGGGCGCCACGAGCCCGACCGTGATCGCGAACGGTACCGGCGCGACGACCACCCTGGCGAGCGCCGGCACATTGCACGTGAACGTCGCGACGCCGAACGGCTCGGCGCTCACCTGCAGCATCGTCCTGCAGCTCTTTGACTTCACCGGCGCCTGACGCGCCATGGCCGGCCAGTCTTTCGGCGCTGCGACCGTCACCGACGCCGGCGGCGGCTGGAAGCGCATCAGCCTTACCGGCACACTGCCGGAGGGTGGCGCGCAGGCGATCGTCGGTTTGCTGTTGGGGGGCAATCGCACGTTCGCCGGCGACGGGGCCAGCGCGGTGCTGG